AGCGGAATGTGATTTCGCTGTGGTGCCATCGTGTCCACGGCGAAGTAACGAGAACGTGAGGCTCGCCTTGTTACCGACGTTGATGACCTCCATACCGGCGGGATTGTCGTAGTTGATTTCGATGTTGAAATCAACGTCCGGGTATCCCGTTGCCGAGATGACATCGAGCGTTTTCACAGTGTCGTTGATGTCGGCATCGAGCGTGGTGTCGTCCGCAATGTTGGAGTAGTTTGTCACGAATCCCTGACCTCAAATCCTGCTTCCAGCGCATTGACATTTGGGGCGGTCCACGCAGATACGGTGTCCGGGTTCTCTTCCAATATCGTTATCTCATGGCCCCAGCTTGCAGGCAAGGCGACAGAGGTCTGGGGGTAGTCGATGCTGTTGGTCCTGAGCACGGTACGTCCCCACTTCGAACCGACATCGGTCTTCTGGGAATACTGCTCGACCTGAACAGCGAGCACTGCCGCACTCGCTGACGGCAGGTCACTCAGCACGTAGAGGTCCTTGTCGCCCTCAAGGGCGGAGCCAACGTAGTCGGCCGTGTCTGGTTCGGGGACCTCATCAACGAGCAGGTAGTTGTTGACTTTGTTGCCATCGGACCCTAAGAGCAAACTGCTGTTGCCATTGTCCTCAGGGGCCAGTGCCCGTATGGCCGAATCGCCCAATGGCCGTGTGTTGTTGTACGTGCCCGACCCATCAGATATCACGAAGTCGTCGTACCAACCGTCGAGAATGTGACTGGTCTGCGTGCCACCCAATATCCCGCTTGCTGACCCCGGTCGGGTCCCGGTGTTGAGTCCCGATTCGTCGATGACCAAATCTCCGTTGAGCCACACCTTGGCGGTCCCTGTGGAAGCGTGGTAGAAGATTTCGGCCTCCACCCAGTGGTAGGCCAGTGTCGGGAACAGTCCAGAAGTCGTTATGAATGTACCGGCTCCTGTGGTGATTCCGATGTTGTCCCCCGTGTACCACCGGAGGTCCCAGCCGCTCCCCCACGCATCACGGATGAAGGAGTCGTTGTTCCCAATGCCCCTGATGTTGATGCCGAACGAATAGGCGAGGGTGTCATCAACGAGGGTGACAGTTTTCCAGAGGTAGGCAGAGATTGTGTCCCCCGCTCTCATCCCCAGACCGCCATGCCTTGCAAATGTCGAATTGACTTCGGGGGCACTGAGCCAAGCAGTCCACCGGTTGGTCTCAAGCCCACCCTCGAAACCGTTCATGTACATGATTGCCATTACAACGCGTTCCTTGCCTCTTGACCGACTTCCATGGCAGAGATTTCGCCCTCTGTCCATGTCGATGCAGTGGCCGGGTTCACGCTCCAAATTTTGGCTGTCATGGCGTAACTGGTATTGAGAATGTCAGTGTCGCTCACGTTGTCCGACTGTGCGCCGCCTGTCGACCCTGTCCTCAACACGTGTCTCATGTACTTGAGACCAACATCGGATTTGGCCCCATACACAGAGGTCTGGATACCGTGCACCGTGTAGGCGGTCGACCCAAGGTTCTCCATGGCGTAGGTGTCCTTGAAACCTACCGTCTGAGCACCCACATAATCGGTGGCCGATGGCGTGGCCTCATTCACGAGTTCCCAGTTATCAATCTGGTCACCGTCAGAGCCGAGCATGTCTGTGGTGTTCCCGTCGCCGATGGGGTACAGGCTGTGGACGGCAGTGTCGCCAAGGAAATCGTTGTTGAAACTGGTGGTGTCATCACACAGGTAGAAGTCATCCCAGTATTGGTCGTCCATGTCCGTCGCTCCGCCCGACCCGGGGAAGAAGACGCTCGCTGAGTAGGGGGAGGTCCCCGACTGCGTATCCAATCCTGTGTCGGAGAGGACGGTGGTTTCGTTGATTCTTACCTCGTAGGTGCCAACGGTGTTGTCCGATAGGTACTTAATCTCCAAGTAGTGCCAGATGCCGAGTGTGACAAGGCCGGTTGCACTGTCGCTGCCAGTACCGAACGGCCCGGTTGCATGTATGCTCCCGTCCCCTCTCAGCCAAAGACGTACATCAATTCCAGTTTCGCTTCCACGCATGATTATGAAACTTGAGGGGTTAGGACCGATGTCGAGAGGTCGCCACGCCACACCCATGATGGTGGTTAGCGGCTGGTCGCCATAGGTGAAAGTACCGGAACGGTTCGCATTATCCCCGGTGTGCATCCCCTTGGTGCCCGTCCGAACGGCACCGCCTGACCAAGTAGTAGCACTCCACCCGGGATACCCCGCAGTGGAGGAATCATCGAAGGACTGTAGGTGAAGTAATGCCATCGTGTCCTCCTATTGGTAGGCCCGGAAGAATTCGTAGGTCCCCACTTTACTGTCTATGGTCGAATCCCCCCATGATGAGAACAGGACCCCGGCGTATGTGGGCGTGAAGGTCGTGGTGATGGTGGAGTTGTCGAACGTAATCCACGACACACCATCTGTCGAGTATTCGAATCCGAACGAGTTGATGTTCCTCCAAGTAAGTCGCATGTGGAGCCATGGCCCGGTGTGAACGAAGTTCGTGGTCGTCACGTTTGATGCGAGGTTCGTAATCGTTCCCGAGCGTTGGGACACCTCGGTGTCGCCGACTGTGGCGTTGACTTGCAGTTGACATGCCACAGCATTCGATGTTTGCGAGGTCCCGTCGCTGAGCACCAGCCCAATCATGGTGTAATTTGCCCGGTTTGCCATCACCCTGACCGCCGTCTCGATTGTGTAGCTGGGGAGCACGCCGAACGGTTTGACAAGGACACACACGTCGTTGCCTGCTTGGTTCTCTGATGTCACAGAGAGCACACCGTTGCTCTGCGTCCACGTGATGGTGCCTGTGGGCGTGACCTCTACCCATGCAGGGTCAAGTGATGCTGTGTCGAACTCATCGTCGTACGTCGCCCATGAACGGTCCACGACCTTGTCGAGCCACCGGTACCTGAAATCCTCACCGAACGCCACATGGTTGACGGGGACCGAGGTGGTGTGTGCCACGACAGACGTACCGTCGAAGCCTCTCTCAAGGTCCGTGAACACACCACCCGTATTGGTCCCAACCACAACCGCCTCGTCGTCGACCCTGATACCGAACGGACCTTCTGGTGGATACCCGGATGGGTTGGTGGCTGTCATCTCGGTCGAGGCTGCTGTCACGGCTGTGGTGAGGGTTGTCTCGACCGCTGTGGAAACGTATCTGCGTAGGCTCATGTCCAACTCACTGCCGGTGAGAGTTCCAGTATCGCCTCCACGATAGCGAGAACTGCATTGTCGGGCACGAACAGGCGCACAGTGAATGTGTCTGCTGCCGGGTACCGTGCGGTCGCTGCGATGGCCGTGATGTCGGCTGTGACACCGAACGAACCTCCGGGGTTTTCTTTGATGGTGTACCACGTGTCTGAGTCGTCGTAGAGGGTCACGAAGTCGAGCGTCATCGTGTTTGCTTGGAGCGTTGCGGAGTTGTTCAAGAGGTAGATGTCCCAGTCGAGCGTGGTCCCACGAGGCACGTCACCCCAGTCCATCGGCTTCGTGAATTCGAGACCCGTCACGTCGTTGACGAACAGGATGCGGTCAGGGGTTTCGCCTGCCGAGATGACACCGAAGATGAACATGGAGCGCCACTGGATAGGCGTCGGTGAACCGGCCTGCCCCCAGCCACGCACCCGCAGACCTCGCATATCAGGGAACGAATAGATGGTTATACCCGTCCGCCAGTCCTCTGGGTGCCCGGTTCTAATCATGTTGTTGAGTGGAGAGTTGTTTTGGGCCAACATCAGGGTCCAGTCCCCGTCAATCCCGTTGGTGGTGTTGCCGGAGACCTCGATGTAGGTCCCGTATTCCTCAATGCCGGTCCCCCCTGTGTGATAGGTGGGCACGAACCCGTAAAGGTCCCGACGCTCAGGGAAGAGCCAAACCGTTTCGACCTGACGTGTCAGGATGGATGCACCGGTTATGAAGTCGGCCACGGGGAAACGCCCAGCTCCCCAGTTTCCAGTAATGGCCACGAAATCGAGGTCGTTGAGTTCCTCCATCCCCGTCACCCCGGCTGCCCATTCGTAGTAGTTCTCGTAGGGCGCACCGTCCTGAGGGTGACGACCAGCGACCACGGTCCCATCGTTGTGGTAGGCCATTTTGCGTGAGGGAGCGTCGGGCCAGTTACCTGCCATGCTCGCCTCTCGCTATCACGGCGTACCAGCCGTCCCCATTGATGCCCGCACCTTGAAGTGTGGAGTCGAACTGAAACGCTACGGCATGGAATTGTTCGAGGGCGCTCTCGGGTTTCTCAGCGGCTTCTTCGCCCATCCAATCCAACACCTCGGTGGCCATCGCAATGGCAGCATGTTCGGAGTCGTTGGCCTCCTCGCCGTCGAGCTTCCTTTGGCGTGCGTCGGCCCAGCGCATCATGATGTTGCCCATAGCACGCATCTCGACGTTCTCGTCGCTGGCCAGCAGGCTCCCTGCCACGGTAAGCGCAATGACCTCGATGGCTTCCATGCCAGCAGTGACCGGCTCCTCTTGATAGATGAGCCATTGGCGTTGGTCTTGGCGTAGTTCACTCAATGGACAGGACTCCTGAGTCGACGAGCAATATCGGGTCGTTCCCGAGAGTGTACGCAGAAGGGTTGTTCGCGACGAACGCAACCATGGCCCGCAGGAAGTATGAGCCTGAGGGGGCGGAGGCTTGGTAGGAGTATTCGGTGTAGTCGGTGTCCATTGGTTGGTAGTAGTCCCCGCCACCAACAATGGGTGTCCCGCTTTTGGTGTAATAGAACATGAATGGCGAGATGGTGGGGTCCCCGGCTGCGCCGTTCAAGATGTTGGCTTCGTAGTCGTAGATGCGTGCCCGTACGGACCACGTGATGAGGTCTCCGGGTTCGACACGAGCCGAGTATCCTCCGGGGAGTCCGGGCGAGAGGACCATGAGCGAGAGCGGGTTCCCGAACGCCCCTTTGGACCAGCGCCACCACACCATAGAGAGCTGCCCAAGGAATGGGTTGAGCCGGGTCACGTGCCATGCCGAATCAGACACGTCCCCTGTCACCCTGTAGGGGGTCCCGAGCGAGACCCATTGGGACTGGTCCCAGTAGCTCAGGCACGAACCGTTCGGCCAGCTCTGACGAAAACCACACGAGTCATCGAACGTGGGAAGCGTGAAATGGTCCTCCCCCGTGCGCTCATTCCAGACGTGATGCTCCAACGTCCCGACCGTGTTCCCGATGAACAGCTCGACACCGGGGTCGTACAGGATGTTCCCAGAGAGGAGGTGAGCGAAATCGTCGGCCGACCCCACGGTGCCACGAGGTGGGAGATACGTCACCGATTTCTTGAACGCAGCGGCAGCCCTTGAGCGGGCAGCGAACCTGATTGTTCGGCGGGCCATTAGTTGTTACCAATAATCGCAATAACAAAGGCAATCAACACAACCACCACAATCACGGTGATGATGCGGCCAATCCATTTCGTGAAGAATCCCGGTGCGGGACTGGTCCGTCCACAGTAGGGACAGATGATGGCGTTGGTAGCCACAATCTGCTTGCACGTACGACACGGTTTCATTCTTGCCATCAGAGATTTACCCTCCCCTCTGAGGATGGCCCCTCCCACTGAACGAAGCGTGACAGGTCGTGATAGACGGGTGTCACCTCAGGGGTTCGGTAGTAGACGCCCATGCCCTCGCGTATCGGCCACGACGCTGAGAGCAACCTGAGCAGCCTCGGGTTGATGACTTCGCCCCTGAACGTAATCTCGTTTGTCGAGTCCCAGAACGCCGGAGGGTCATACGCCCAGAACCCGTCACCGATAGCGAACGAACCCTCAGACATCTCGTTGAAGGCCGTGGCGATGTTGATTTCAGCGATGATGGCGTGGTCCGCGAGCTGGGAGAGAAGGTAGGTTGCGACCGATACTGGGGACCCGAACGTCTCAGCCATGATGGTCCGTGTTACGAGGTTGCCGTGGATGTCTCTCTGGGTCGGTGCCGGGATTCTGTCAGAGAACCCGACGAGCACTTTGACATTGTCAGAGTCGGCTGTGACCACGATTCCTCTCGATGCGTATACGGAACCGTCGAGGCTAAGGAGCATTGACTCCGAGTCGGCTGAGAGGAACTCTGGGTCCTTACCCGCGTAGCGTGTGACGACCACGTTGGGCACATCGACATTGAACACGTCGCCTTTGAGTCCTGCATCGAGTGTCCCGTTGGGGTTGACCCTGAATTCGCATCCGAGGGATGAACACACGGTCCTGATGGCGTCGAGGGGGGTCTCCCACTGGTGGACACCTTGGTAGGTTTGGCCGAGCGGTTCGGTGATGATTCCCTTCGTTATGGAGCCACCCAGTGGGAGCAGGGCGTCGATGGATGCTTCGAGGGTGGCGGATTCAAGGGTCACCTCCAACTCGATTAGTTCACCAACGCCCTGCTCGTCACCGAGCCACCACGTCATACCTGCCCCAGAGACCACCATGCCTCCGTCAGCGACTTCCTTTGTAAGGAGTGGCCCCACGTACCGTGCAGCGTTCAGCATGGCTGTATCGCCAAACTGAGTGGGGTCTATGTACTGAGAGGTGACCACGATGTGTCCGTACGAGTCGAGCGTATCCCAGAGACTATCGGGGGCTGTCGCGGCGAGGATGATGTCCCACGAACCTTGGGACATCATGACCTCAGTAATCATCTCCACACCGCCCGTACCCGTTCACCAAGGTTCCCGAGATACTGGTCAGCGACTCGACCAGCGTCATCGTGCGTGACTGCACTCGACCCAGCGATTTCGAAACCGACTGCAAATTTCAGCCTGTCTGCGGAAGCCACAGAAAGACCTCCGTTGGTGGTGTCGGCTGAATGGGTATTGGCACACACAAGGACGTATCGGTTGCCTCCTGCGTCGTTGCCTGTGGCCCTGACGCCAACCGTGGAGCCACTGGAAAACGCGTTGAACGTCGACCCCGCTTCTGTCGTATCCCTGACGACCTTCATCGTTGAACTGACAGCCACGCCATGATTCCAATTGACATAGACGAGTGGGGACCCACGGCGCAAATTGAGGTCAATCGTATGTCGCCCCACGGACGAACCTATCCATTCACTGGACAACCGCAACCGTACTGATTCAGGGTCGTTGCGGGGAACAGAAATAAATGAGATATTATTTATTGTCCCGTCAGCCGTGTCGTTGAATGCCCAGTCCTTCTGGGACTCATACGCCGAAACTCCGTCCCACATATCAATCAAGAGCCGACCGGTTGCAGTGCCCGACACTTCGGGTTGGATGCGGATAATGCCGTTCTTGAGCACCCAGTCAGTCGTGGTGTTTGGGATGTCCAGCCCTGACGCCAGTTCCCCACCGACCCACAACTCACAAGCCCCGTCATAGAAGGTCCCGGGTACTGCTGCCCAAGAAGCGTCTGGTGTGAAGGAACCATCGTTGATAAAGATGGGGACGGTTCCGTTTTCAGATTCCCTTGTGTGGGAGTAAAGCGAAGTGGCTGTATCCCATTGAAAGATAGACGCCCCAACAGGCAGGCCGACGAACGGCATCGTGTTGAGTTCCGTGATTCCAAAGTCATTGTCCAGCACAGTTCCAGTCAGGTTGGATTGGAACTCGACACGAGACTCGCCACCGATACGGAACATCGAAATCTCGAACAGGAAAAGGCCACGGCGCAGGTAGGAGGTCTCCATAGTGTCGATGCGTGAATCGGCCAGCAGGTAATACGCATTGAAGTGGGAGTCAAGGGTGTACGTGACTGCGATGACCTGACCTTGCTGCTCAAGGAGTGCCGTCCTCAGGTACTTGGTGTTCGCGACAGAGTCGGAACGCAGGAACCCCCGGAGGATGAATTCGCGCGAATCTATGGAGCGAGACTCGGCCATCTCCGACGGTTCGTTCAGCAACACATCGAGTCCGACCCGGCCTACGGTGAGCACCCCCATCAGGCAACCTCTTTCTGGTACTGGACCAGTGCCTCTTGCATCTGGCGCACGATTTCACGTTTGGCAGCCGGGTCCGCAAAGTCCCACACGCCACGCAGGTTGATGGTACCGATGTTGACGCCGCCCTCGTTGGATACGAACTCTCCGGGGCCACCGATAGGTATGGCGTTCCCTGCCGTGGAGTAGACGACGCCACCGCGGATACCAGCGAGCACAGCCTTGTTGACCTGCTGGATGAACTTGCGAATCTCCTCGATGGCAAGGTTCTTATCTTCGCCCCCTCCCCCTCCACCTCCGCCTCCTCCGCCTGATGGCCTCTGCCCGGCGAGAGCGATAGCGTCCTCTCGTGACTGGTCGAACAAGGAACCACTGGTCGTGCCTCCACTACCCCCCCTGTCCCTTACTGCCTGTGCACGCTTGGAGTCGGCCTGAGCGGTTGACAACGTCGATTGACCGCGTCGGCCACCGCCACCGCCAGACGGCGTTCTTGCCGATGCACGAGTAGGAGCAGGCGCAGTTTTCGTACCAGTGCCGCTGATTAAGCCTTTGCCCAGATTGCCCAGTTGGCCGCTTACGACGCTGCCGATACTGCCAAGGGAACCGCCAGTGCTGCTGATGTGGACCTGAACTTCGGCCACGGTGAGTCTCGGGACTGCTTGCAATGCTGAGGTCAGGATATTGACCCCAGTGGCTCCTGCTCGTGAAGTGGCATCTACCCCGGTGAAGGACCCTGCGGCTGCTTCCATCGGGGCAGTCACCTTCTTGGCCTCGACACCAGACTCGTTCATTGCGTCGGTGAACGGCCGGAGTGCCCCCTCTGCCCTGTCGAGCGCAGTAATCATTTCCTGTTCGGCCTCGGCGGGGAGACCGAGCGACTTGATGAAGTTCCTCTGTGCCTCGAATGCCGCTGGTCCATTGTTGATGGCAATGTCAAACATCTTGCCCATGGCCGAGGACAGGTTTTGGATGGTCGTGAGGTTCACGTCTTTTTCGAGGGCGATGATGGCGTCCCCGTAGGCTGCTACCCCGGAGACAGCATCGTTGCCCTGCTGAGCCAGCCCGAGGTAGTCACTGAACTTCTGTCGTGCCAAGTCGGCTGCCTGTCCCGCGGTCATCGTCGACTGTGCGAGAAGCTCTTGCTGGTGGGAAGCCTTTGCAGTCCCGTTGGCCCAGTCTTCCATGGCATCGGCCATCTTGCCTATCCTGCCACCTATCCCGGGGATGTGGCGTGCAAAGTCAAGGAACGGTTTTACGAACGTGAGCAGCATCTTGGTGCCCTCTTTGGCCATGGTCATGACCCCACGTCCCAACTCAGTGAACGCTATGGCCACCTGACCCACAATCCAAGCGAGGGGTTTCATGATGTTCACGAGGACCGTGATGAGGTCGATGGTGAACTGGATGACGGGACCAAAATCGTTGGCGAGTGATTCGAATGCCTGACCTATCGCCTGCTTGAGGTCTGCGAATCCTTTGACCTTGTTCGCATTGGCCTCATTGAGCCGGTCCCCTTGATTGGCTGCTGCGACGAGGGCATTCTGGGCCACGGCTGCTTTGGTCGCCTCATCAGCGTAGGGACCAAGGTCATCGACAGCTTCCTGTATCGCTGCCCCCGACACACCGAACGCCTCTGCTGCGCTGTAGTTTCCACGGGTAACTGCCATGAGGGCTGCGAGTGCAGGTTCGAACCCACCAGTGAGGTTCTTCAACGAGTCAGCGTTCTTGATTGTTGCCTCTGAGAGGGCATCAGCGTTGGTGCTCTGCAACGAGCGCCAGAAGTTCTGGGCCGTGGTCGCGGCCTTCCGCAGGTCGTTCGTCAACAGGTTCGCGCCCTCTGCCATTGCTTCCATCCCCGCGGTGACGTTGCCAGCGAACTGGGATGTGGCTGCGAGGTCCATGAATGTCTTGAACGTCCCAATGAGCGTGGCGAGTGCGGCCACTGCGAGGATGGCCTTGGGTCCGAGGGAACCGATTGATGTGGCCATGGAAGCGAGGCCGGTTACGCCTCCGCGCGCGACGGACGCCATGCGTGAGGTTTGTCGTACGAACCCACTGATACGTTTTCCAGCGGCACCGGCTTTCCCACCTACCCGGCTAAGGACATCACCCATTCTCCCCGCGGCCTTCGCTGCGGCCTCAGTGGCAGCCCCTCCACGTCCTCCTGCCGTGTCTCTCAGACTTGTGACCCGGTCTAATTCGTTCTTCGCTACGGCCATCCTTGCGGCTGCCTGTTTGGCTCCGGGTCCTCCACCAGCGGCAGCACGGGCCAACTCCTCGTATTCCTTTGTGAGCCTGACAATCACTGCGGACAGTTCGACATAGGAGGCAGCCTCCTTGTCCGCTGTCACGGAGTTCTCCAATGCAACGTTGGCGTGCTTGAGAGCTTCCTGTGTAAGCCCGGCCTCGGCCCCTTCCGCAGCCGCCAAATCCGCGGTGAGGCCCTTCACTGACGCCGCATATTCCATCGTTGCGCTGGACGCAGTGAACGTCGCATTGGCCTCCTGCTGGCGGAGGGCGTTCAGGTTTGCCACAGCACCAGCCGCGCCCTCCGTCGTCACGACCATCCTCTGGACCTCATCAACCGCAGCCTTCTGCGCTTCCTTCATCGTGGCGGACGTGGCAGTCGCAATCTTGAGCTGGTTCGTGTACCCACGGAGCGAATCGACAGAGGTGTCTGTAGCCCGGGCCTGAGCTTCCTGTGCGTTGACGGTCGCCCCGAGTGCAGACGAGAGTCCGGTCGACGCCGCTGTGAGTTCCCTTTCGCGGTCGGCAAGCGTCCCGTAATTGTCTATCTGTTGCTTGGTAGCGTGGTCAAGGTTTGCGAGGTCATTGAGTTCTTTACCGGAACGCCTCCCGCCCTTACCGCGCTCGATGTCACTGAACTGTTGTGAGATTTCCTTTTGGGTCTTGAGGAGCTTGGCAAGACCGGTGTCATATTCGTCAACCGATTTCTGGGCAGCATCGAACCGGGACTGTGCAGTCGACAGGCTGGAAGCAGTGGACTGTATCCGGGCTTCGAGAGCAATGGCCTTGTTGCTCGTCGTGTCAAGGGACAGGCCCAGCGACTCAACAGCACGCTCGACCGCTGTGGCTTCCCTTACGGCCGCTGGTGCACCTTCCGCTTTGAACGAAATTTTTGCGGTTAGGTTCGCAACTTCTAGGCCCATGGGCCGTTATCTCCTCAACGCTTGCTGCTTCTGTTGCTCTTCCCTCTCCTCACCTCTGAGGATGAAGAATGCCATCCAGTCCGTCATCTCTGTCGACGACATCGTTCTCAACAATTCTTCCCGTGTCATGCCGAGGGCTTCGGCAAGGACAAGGTGGAATTTGGCCTCAGGATTTCGCCGGAAGTTCCTCCTTGGCTGCTGCAACATCTGACTCGCCAAGCCCAGAGAGACGTGCGGCAACATCAGCAAGGAGTGAGACAGCGGCCCCAGACTTCGCGTTGATGGCAGCCCTGTCCGCGCGTTCGAATATCTTCTCGCCCGTTTCGGGGTCGTGGAGGGTGGCGATGAGGAGGTCAGGGAACCATTTCTCCATGTCCACATCACCTGTTGCGGCTGATGCCTTGAGGAGCTTCGCACGCTCCTTCGAGGTCATGCCACGAACCTCAATCTTCTTGTTATCCCACTGAGGAACGGGGACGATTTCGCTCTCGATGTCGTCGAATTCCAGTATGGACTTCTTTAGCTCTCCGGCCATAGGAGTCTCTCCTTTTCTGTTGAGATGAAACCCTTCCTCAATTTGAGCAAGGGCATCGTTCATCGGTATCAATGGCACTCCGGGTGCTCTCCTGTTTCATGTCGAGTAGAAGACTGGGCCGTCGAACGTCATGTTCAACGACTCGCCAACTAGCCCGTCTGTTGGTGTCTGGACTTGGTCTGAGGCGATTCTCACGAACCCCTCATACCGCCAGCTCTGGTTCTTGTCGATGTCGAGGGTGACGATGAATCGCTCCTCCACATTGAAGAGGTCGAAGAAGGTTTCATCGGTCCAGTATTTCGCAACCGTGACCGTGGCTCCGGTCAGGTTCGGCTGCCACTGCTTCCAGCCCGACGACCCGAACTCTGTGACCTCGAACATGTCGGCCTCGACGTTCAAGGACCACTCTCTACCGCCTGATACTGGGGTGGCTGTGAGCCACTCGATGTCAGCCGTGTACGTCCCGGTCGAGGGGTCACCGCTCGTCCAGTTGAAGAGTCCTTGAACCGGGTTTACGTTGTATTCACTCGACGGCACCACTGTTGTGGACCCTACGGCCTCCACGTACAGGATTGGTGTCGAGTCTGGGTCAAAGTACCGGTGTGCTGTGGATGTGATTTGCACCCATCCCGGTACGGTGGTCGACGCGCCCGGGCCGGTGCTCCGCGTGGCAGCCTCGTCCGTTGACGAAGTTGGCACACCGGATGCGATACGCAGGTTGGCGTCTTTTCCGGCAATGGGCATCGTCTACCTCCTAGAGAGTGGTCGAGTACGAGACCGCGCCGTCGAACGTGACGTTCGCTGAGAACGCAACGATGCCATCGACAGCAGCCTGAGGCTGGATGCCGGTCACCCATGCCGAACCTGTATATCCGTTCTGAGCCGTGGCATCGACGAGAACGTCGAGTGTCGCGGGGTCAGTGGATTGGTCCAGAATGTGTGACTGCATGGCCTTCATCGTGGTTGAGTTCTCCACGTTGAAATAGCCTGAGACGGTGCCTTGTGCACCATTGAGATTGGGCTGAAACTGTTTCCATCCTGACGACCCGAAGGTCGAGATTTCGAACATGTCAGCTTCGACGTTCAGGGTCCACTCTCGAAGGTCACCGACAAGGGCCGGGGTTCCTCCGGTCGAGGACGAGAACTTGACTGCTCCGCCTTTTCCAGCGAGTGCCATATGTGCTTCCTCCGATTGTGGCGCTCATTGGCACTCAAGTTGTTGAACAGTGTAGACGGTTAGGTGGACAGGCTCACAGCATACTTATCCCCACACCGAGGACATTTGACCTCAAGGGTGGCGAGACCTCTGCGTTCCCACTTGACAATGAGCCTCCCGCAACTGCGACAACGCACGTCATCGAGCTGTGGATACTCGTAGGGGGCAGTGGACACGGACAGGGTCGTCACGACATCTCCTTTTGTAGCTGGAAGTCCGCAGTCACAATGTTCCGTTCATTCGCATCACGCCCGGTGTCAACAGGGGAGTTGACCGGTTCCGCTGATTTCCATGCCGTGGTCCCCGTCGACCCAGTCTTGGCGATGTCGACGTTGACGAGGGCGAAGAAGACATCCCACACGGTTTGGGCGTTGTTCCGCGCAGGGGTGTACGTGAGGGCGCGCGAGGTGAGCTGTATGCGGGGCTGCTCGACGACAGGGACCGATGTGTTGAGCGCGGCAAGGGGAGGGGCACCTCCGGGTTCGTACAGCGCCATGGCCACGTCAGGGTCCGGTGGGAGATAGTTGAGGTAGATGGGGATGTCGATACCCGTGGAGCTGCCCTCTTGGAACCCGGTCGTGTTCGCGAGGAGGTAGGTGAGGGCTTCATCAAGGAGTGGCATCAATGTCCCCCTCGAAGAATCTTTTCCACCACTCATAGGACTCAGGATGCACAACGTGGACCTCGGGTTTGAACACTTCGTTCTTCCACTGCTCAATCGTGGCCCTCATGTCCTCCACCGGGTCCGAGGTCGTGACATCCCATGCGGCCATCAGCCTGCCGCCAGTCGTCTGCGTATCCTGTCAGCGATACGGCCTTCCATACCCTCGGTGGCTTCAAGAACAGGTTTCTCAAGGAACTTCCACATACGTCCGGGTGCGTGACGGAACGCGGTCTCGCCTTCCCCAGCTTCGTCAGGGGGTGGGGTCTGGTGTTGGATGAACGTGTAGGCGGATGCTGCGCCGCCGTACCCGATGACGATTGCACCATGGGACCCCGTCTGGGTGAGGTTCACGCCCACAGCATCGGCGGAAGACTGCAACTCCCCGAACCGTTTCGGGACAATCTCCTTGGACTTGTTGATGATTTCAGTCATCTCTTCGAAGATGGCACCGGACAGCTCATTGAACGCTCCCTCAACGGTCCCGTCGATGACACCAGCAAGGTCGATGCGGCCACCGATTGGGCCTCCTCCCTTCCCCGTCAAGAGGGTGATGTCCTTCTCGATGAACATGTCAGCCTCCGAGGTGAACAACGTTGTGGTGGATGCCTTCGTCGTCGAATTGCACAGCTATTGATTGCACGACCCCTGTCGTCCCGTCCGGCAACACGTATTGGCTCAGCTTGTTGAGGCGTGTGGTGGCTGCCACATACGCGGTGACGTTCGACACCACGTCCTGCCCGAGCTGGTCACGGACGACGACATCCTCATATTCGATGCGACACCGATAGTTGATTCCGGTCGTCCCGTATGAGGGGTCTCCATAGTTATCGAACGCGAGGAACGGGAACACGACCATGGTCGATGGCATCATGGTGAGGTATTCGGCTTCGAAACTCATGTGGTGTCACGCGGGTAGTTGTAGGGCGTGTCGGCTCCCGGGTTGTCCCACATGTCGCGATAGAACCATGGCTTGTCGAAGTCGTCCTCTGAGGCAATCTGTTCCTTGTCGGTCTCGGAGATGCCACCTGAGTACGGCATGATGGCTGACCCCAAACCTTTGCTCGCCTGAGCGTCAAGGGCGTCGGCAAGGTCGAGCCATTTCTGTGCCCGCTCTGAGTAGGTGAGGGTAAGAGAGCCGACGGTCTTGGACGCCACATTGTCGGTCTGTTGTGCAGAGAGTTGACGTGCGCCCTGTGCGGCTGCCCTGTAGACGTTGGGCTTCTGCACCACGAGCCACTCAACCTCGGCATCGTTCATCTGCTGGTTGCCGGTAGAAATGTCGTTCAGCAAAAACCGGACAGCATCACGGCTCGATGTGGCCGGGTTCCCCGAATACGTGAACGACATGACCTACCTCCCAGCGATGTAAATGGAGATGTCCTCCGTGGAGCCAGTCACGACAAGGTTGGCGCGTAGGTTCGTGAATGCGTCCGCTGACGTTGATGTCATGAAGACGGTTCCGCTGGCTGGTGTGCGGAACGTCGTGGCCGCAAGAATTTCGGCGAACACGTTTCCGTCGAGTGAACCGTCGACAGCAATCGTTCCCGTGATAGCGGAGGAACTCGCAACTATCTGAGCAGTGATGGTCGAAATCGGTTTGATGGACGCTACGTCCGAGAATCCTGTTGCTGTGGTGGGTCCGATGAGCCTGAGTGCCCCGTCCCCGAAGTTTTTCCTAGCCATCGGTGTCGCCTCCGTCTTCCATGGTCCAGTTTCGAATCCAGTAGTTTGTGTCTTCCAGCGCACCAAGGACTTGGTGCAAAGCCGATTGTACCTGATTCGACTGCTGCTCCAACTTACCTTTGCGTTCGGTGAGTTCATTGAGCCGGTAGAGCATCTTGGACCGCATGGGTCCACCGTCCTCCATGCCGTAGAGGAACGGGGCCTTGAGTAGGTCAGAGGTATCGGGAATGTAGACGTTGACACCCATGCCGCGTGCCCATCCAATGTAATACTCACACGATGGACGCTGGGACCCGTACTCGGTGTCCTGCGCCATGTCGACCCCGAAGACCCCGACGTTCTCGCGCCCCTCAATGAGGGCGTGGGCAATCATCCATGAGACCGTGTTCGTAAAGTAGTTGCCGTAGGCGTCGATGACTTTGTCACGTGGGTAGGGGACTGCGTTGGGAATCTCAGCCTTGTACTTCTCGACATGTTCTGACCACATGACGATGGGGAGACCCGATTCGTTGAGCCACTTGATGTGCTCCTCGCGGTCCTTCTTGTGGTGCTTGTCGATGTCGTGAAGCTGGTACCAACGTGACCAGTTCTTGTCCGGTGCCATCTTGTGGAGAGCGTTCATGCCCCACAACTCGGCGTCCGATTCCCACGGTGTCTCTTCCCACGAGGGGGCAAACCCCACGATGTGTACCGTAGGGTTTTGGACCGGCGCGGCTGGCTTGCTGCTCTTAGAGCGGGTCTTTGTAGCTGTCATGTTCCGTGACTATAGGCGGATGTGTTAGGTGCTGAACGTCAATCCTGTTGACTGACCAACGACCGCCCACTCTGTTGCGGATGTCGCGATGAGCGACAACCATTTCTTGCCTGCACCCGTGGAGAAGACGACTGTGTCGTCATCCGAACCAAAGAACGTCGTGTCGGTTGTGGCCATAACCAAGGTCACTGTCTTCGTTGACCCCACGGTCACGGCGATGGTCTTGGTCACACCAGCACCACCGGGGTCTCCCAGCACCACGTCCACGGTGCCAGTGGTGCCACTCTCAGTCGTTGCGGCAGTGATGGGGGTGAACCCAAACGGTTCGATGGTCACGTTTGTTGAGCTGGAATTGATGGCGGTCTGGACGGCGTCATAGCTGCCCGCAGTGTCGACCTCCTTCAAGTACCTCTTCTGAATTGCTGCCATGGCGGTTATTCCTCCTGTGCCTTGTGCATCTTAGTAATGTGTCCTTTGAGATTGCGGTAGGGGCCGCCGTCACATATCGGGCACGTTTCTCCCTCACTCGTGAGGGTGGTTGTTTCACGGCGGGCCTTCGTCGCCTGATTCGGCGTCACCTGTTGAAGGTGGCTGAGCCTCACCATGGAATCCAACCGTCCGGGGCGAATGGACTCGACGACACCCTGAGGGACGAGGTCCCCCGGGGTATACGCCTTGCCATCAAGGGTCATTCGCTTACGGACTAGGTACGGCATTAATTCCTTAGCTCACCGCTGCGGAATAGAAATAACCTAACTCACTCGCCACGACCTTTTGGTCTATGGCTTCTTCGGCTTCCACCCTGTCCGACTCAATCCATTCCATGCGGAACCTCTTGATGCGGATGCCGTTCTTCCCTGTGCCGAACAGCCCGCTCCAATTGAATGTGTAGCCAGCGGACACGGTGTTGAGACCGGGACTGGGTGCCACATACATGAGCAGTGCGTTCTTCCCAAGGTTGAATTCGTACGAAGCCGTCTCGCCTTCCTGAGCGGTGTTCTTGATGGACCACGCGATGTAGGTCTTCTTCACACCGATGAGTGAGGAGATGAGGTCTTCGGACACGACGCCCTTCTGGGTCCACTTGATGCGGTCCAGATAGTCAGGATGGTCCTGCAACTGGTCCCACACCTCGGCACCGAGGATGAGCGTGTTGGGCTTCTTTGCCGTGAGCTTCGCCATGGCAATGACACCGTCGCGCATGTCCCTGATGGGGTCGCTGTTGGCGTAATCGTCCCACTGTGTGAAGTTCGTACCGCCTGTACGGTCGGTGCCCCACACGTTGGTCGTGAAATACTGGTTGACCCAAGCCTGTTCACGCCGTTGGAGCATGTGCTCCGTGACGAACTCTGTTGCGTCCCTGTCCATCGTGATGGGGGAATCCGCATTCGCCCGTACTTGGTCAGAGAGGTTGCGGTGGACGGCGTAGACATCACAGGAGAAGTCGTCCGTTCCGACCGCATAGCCTGAACCAGCCGACTCGCTGGAAGGGCCTCTGAGCTGGGCATCGGATTTGAACCAATATGCCCTGTCGTAAGTGAAATACTTATCACTTCGGTTCTGGACGTTGACCGTCGGAAACACCTTGTCAGCGATGAACTCGCTGGAACTTTGGGTGAATCGAACACTGAGGTCAGTCAGTGCCCTATCGACATGAACGTCGGATAGCGTTGGCTGAGGAATGGTGTACCTCTTTCGCCTCGACGCTCTTGGCGTTCACGGTTTCGTATGTTTCTAAGAATCGGGACCGCTAGTTAGTGGAACCGATGTTCTGTAGGACCATCGTCAGGATGCGACCGGTCGAACCGGACGAACCGAACAGGACGGACCCACGAATCGCGTCGCCAGCGGTACGGACGCCTGCGCGTCCATCGGTCGTGTTACCGACCAAGTCGCCTGCCGACAGGGTGGACCCCGCTGCGTAGACCTTCGACACACCATCAATCATGATGGATGACGCCTGTCCGCCAGTGGGCTTGTTTTGGAGAATGCCTAGCACATCACCGTCTCCTGTTGAGAGGATGCTGAGGGCTGCCTTGCCGTCACCATTCACCCCCACGAAATGGAACTGTGCCGCAGACAAGTCTGTGGACGCTTCCAAGGTGATAGTTCTACCGGGAATCTCATAGGCCATGTTGCCTCCTTACTTATGCCTGTATGGCGCTCAGAGGCGCTACTGCCTTGTCCGTGACCGTTGTTCCCGGGTGTGCTCGTCGTAGAGTTCCGGGTTGTTCTCCCACGCCTGAGCGTTCGCATCAGCTTCGGAGAGCTGAGGGTTCGCATCTCGGTAGGACTTCGCGATGGTCTCAATCTGCACGTCAACGTCAGTCGACTTGTTGATGGAAGAGCCAAGCTCTTCGTAGAGGGTCGCTGTGATTTCCTGCGTCGAGGCGGCCACGAAAGCCTTCTCGAACAGGTCAGCGTCCTCTGGTGAGACATCTGCGAGTCTACGGAGAGCGGGACCGATTTCCGCGGGGTCACCGAGTCCATCGAAAGCGCGAGCCTTCGTGATGTACTCCGCGTCTGCGGCGTCGTGCTCTGCCTTGGTGACCTTCTCTTCAAGCTCTGAGAGCTTGTCAATCTGTCCCTTGATGATGGCAGCGGACTCATCATCGAGGCCGTCGAGGGCCTTCTCAAACGGTTCACGGTTGTCGACCACCGTTACGGGGTCGGTCTGGGCCTCTTCGAGACTCTTCGTGAGGTCCTCCACGGAGTCTTGAAGGTCTCCGATGTAGTCCACGATTTCGTCTGGAAGGTCAGCCACTAGGGCGTCAATTGCGTCCACGTTGTTTCCTCCGTGTACGGTCGGCGTTCCAGACGCTCAGGGGTCGTTGGCAGGTAGCGTAACACGCTTGCCTGTCTGTACAAACTATCACGCGAAAGGTTTGCCGCTGGGCGGCTTGCCTTTTGCCTTGATATCGGTCGCGATGCGTTCCTTTTTCTTGTTGGGAGGAGGCGGTACACCCGGTTTGGCTGCTGGGAGTCCAGTCGCCTTTGGAGGTGGAATCTTCCCCTTCGGTGTCTCAACGGGACGCTCGCCACCGGGAGTTCCGGGGCCGAGAGGTGGTCCGCCATCGCTCTTGGGGGGCGAGTCGGGGACCAGCTCATCAGGGGCCAACGCACCTTCGGTCGGAGTCTGGGAAGGGTCAGCCTGACCCGGTGCTGTCGGCCCTGCCTCAGACTTACCCGGGGCAGGCGTACCGGAGGGGACTGCGCTCTTCGTGTCCGTCGGCTTCCCAAGGACATCTTTCAGTTTTGGCAGTTCCTTGCCGGACTTGGTGGGAGGGAATGCTTTGCTGAGCGGCGGTCTGTCCTTCAACATTTCGTTCAGCTCAGCCTTCACCTTGCGTGCCGTATCGCCCTTCCACGTGCGTGCGTTGGAGAGGAAATACGCGACCACGGACGAACCGCTGTCGTAGAAGAACGGTTCATGGATGGAACCCATTTGGCTCATCGCATCGAGGTACGGCACCGCGGCGAAATTGACCTTCTTCCAGTCCGACCGAATCTCACTAGCGATGCTGCTGAGAGGTCGACGTGGAGGACTGTCAAACTGGCCCTTGTCTCGTCCTGTCAGACCGACAGGGGGACGAGAGGCTCCACCACGACCGCCAGCATGGTTCTGTTGGTTGTGACCCTTCCCACCGGGAGTGTGCTTCTTAATCCTGCTGGCGATATCAGCCTTCAACACTCTGAGGTCACCGGGGAACGAACCATGACGAACCTTCCCCTTTCCCCTGTTCTTCTCTTTGCGTGGCACAATCTTTCCTGACTTGATGTTGTCGAGATGGGTCTGGCGGTTCTTGTCCTTCTGGTCGGGGTCCGGCTGTTGGAGCCATTCGCCAAACGTAGAGGCGTGTCCACTGTCAGCACGTCCGACACCGGGTGGATTGTTCTTGGCCTTCTTATTGGCCTGTATATCAATCTCTTCATGAATCTGTTGACGGTTGAGTCCGGGGTTTTCGGCCCTCACCCTGTCGAACTCTGCCTGTGATGGCGGAGTCGGCCCAATCGTCAGAGGCCCGTCTGGCAACGCGTCCTGTTCGAACTGTGCTTGGTCGATGTCGTCGTCACCGAAACCACCGACACGGTCGACGGACCCGACTCCGGGCACGTTACGGCGCAAGTGGCCTATCACTGCGCTCTGGGCGTCACGTTCCGACAGGCCCTCTGCCATCTTGGCCTTCATGGCCTTGTTTGCCGCACCGAAGGCTTGCTTGTATTTGGCCTTTGCTTTTGTACTGAGCGGTTTCTTGCGTCCTCCACCAGACCCGGCTTTGCCATGGTTCTGCTGGTTATGGGACTGTCCACCCGGCTCATGCTTTTCGACAGGAGCACTCCCCGCGGAGGTCGAACTCTCAGCGGCATTCCGCTCAGGGAACGCGCTCCCCTTGGCACCCTTCTTCTTCTTCTTCTTCTCGTCCACGTCCTTGGGCATCGGGGCAATCCCGGTGCGCTTCACAGGCGGGGGGCCGTTCTTGAGCTGGGTATCTTCCGGGTAGCCCTGCTTCATGTTTTTGGCTATCACCGCGCGAGCGTCGTAACCCTTGTGGATGACGATGTCGGCGTATTGGTTTGCACCACGGTCTACAAGGTCTACCCGGTCGATATCCAGATTCTTGAGTTTGAACCGTTTCATTGCGCTGCCTTCTTCACCTTCTTGAAGTTCTCGGTGGCTTCACTGGCGACTGCCCGTGCTGCCCGTAGGTCGGCTCCGGCTGTGTCGATAAGAGCTGCGCGTGAGGCAAAGTCTGAGAAGTCAGCTTTCGCACGGTTGAGGCCACGACCGGCAACGTTGACCTGTTCGTCGGCTGCGTTCATTGCGAGACGCGCGGCATACACGTCATCGTACTGGGGCTTGGGGGGTGGAGTGGACTTGGCCTTAGGTTTGGCCTTGGCCGTCACGTTCTTGGCTGTGACCTTTTTGGTCGTCGCCTTCTTCTTCTGCGCCATCGAAGTCTCCTTCGTTGTGGCGCTCAAGGCGCTCCGTTGTCGGGCACTCTATCACCTACACGGCTTCGAGCTGCGCCCTTCCTTGTATCGAGAACATGGAGCGTTCACCACGTTCGACCTTGTCCCAGTCCTCTGGGGGTACCCGGAATCCTATCCACCATTTGCCGAGCATGTCCTCTGGGAATCCGCCCTTGGCAATTTTGTCCTCTGTCACGATGAGCGATTCGACGAGTTCGCCGAAGCCTTCACCCTTGTGGTCGTCACCCGTTTTACGGTATTTGACAGCGAAGTTGTAGGCCGCTGATTCGAGTTCTTCGACATCAATCATGTGGCCTTGGTGGTCGACCACTTGGTTGCCTTTGTCGAACGTGACGTTTGCCCATCCGAATACGAGGTTCTGTCTCTTGTCGGATTTGGCAATTTCGATGGGTGCGGAGAAGGAGGCGAGGACTCCACCCAACCGTTTCGCGACCTCGAAGTCTCCGAGGTCGTCGCGCCCGTATGTGTCGAGGTGCATGATGCCAGCTTGGGTCAGGGTACGTCCCTTGGGCGTTCTGTTGATGAAACCTTGCCGGAGGAGGTATGGCTCCACAACAGACGATATGGTGGTCTCATCGAGTCCTGTGGAAGCTGACAGCGTGTTGATGCCTGCGGTTCCCAAGTCTTGGAGGGAACCCATGACACGCCGGTCCTCAGAGCTAAGGCCACGAGCGTCGATGTCCCAGAGGTTCAGCACTTTGTCTGTAGTGGCCATGTCGAGTGTGCCGCCACGTGCAGAGATGTAATCGTTGACACGGCGCACGAGACGGTTCGCGATACGGGGGGTTCCGCGGGACCTGCTCGCGATGGCGTTGGCCACATCCGAACCGATGTCCAGACCCTTCTTCGCTGCTGTCACCTTCACGATTTCGGCCAGCTCCGCGTCCTTGTAGTAGGAGAGCTGCTCAACTGCGCCGAACCTGTCACGGAGGGGTTTGGCAACACCCTCGGGGTTCGTCGTTGCACCAAGGAACGTGATGTCAGGAGTCTTGACCCTGAACGTCCCGCGACCCTCAATCTGAACGTCCATTTCGCCGTCCTCCATGATGGGGAACATCATCTCGTCCACCTTCTGAGGGAGCGCATGGATTTCGTCGATGAACAGGATGTCACCATCCTCCATCTTTGCTAGGACGCTTTGCAAGGATTCACGGTCCTTGAGTTCTGGCCCAGTGACAACTTCGATATGGGCACCCATCTCATTTGCAAGGGCTTTGGCCATGGTGGTTTTCCCGAGTCCCGGGGGACCGGAGAACATGATGTGGTCGAGCGGTCTGCCTTCCTTGCGTGCCGCGTCAACCATGATGCTGAGACGCTCACGTACACGTGACTGGCCTGAGAGGTCCGCAAGGTTCTTGGGACGTTCGACTCGCCCTCCGGGGCGCTGGGCATCGGGGATGGCGGCTGATGACGCCGGGGGGGAACCGGCTGCCGGTTCAGTACCGGCTCCGCCACCTCCTTGGGTGATAGTTGCGCCAGTGCCACCGGAGGACGAAGTATCGGGTGCCGACCCCTGTGACCAACTGCCGTGGAGGTCTTGGTCATGGGAGACGCCTCCCGGGGTGTGCTTCTCAACGGGGGCACCTTCGGTTGGGTCGACAGCGGGGGGAGCTACGACGAGGCCAGATTCGATGACATCGTCTGGGTCGTCCTGACCGCCTTCACCTAGTAATTCCATCAGGGTCGGTTTCTCCGACTCGTCGAACTGGGGGGTGGTGTCCTCTTGGGGTCCGATGGGGGTGCCAGCAAACGCTTGGACAAACAGGGCGTATTCATCCTTGGTGCAGTCGTAGATGGTGCACGCCGATTGAAGCTCGATGCCTGTGCCATCAGAGTCGACAAGTTCGTCGATGAACGGGCTGGCCTCGGGCTGGACGGGGGTGAGCTGACGTATCTGGTTCAGGGCCTCTTGGATTTCGATTGACCCCTCGGCGTATTGCTGGATGGTCTCAGTGATGGCACCCATCAGGAACTCCATATCAATTCTGTTGGACGTTGTTCGGTCTTCTGCCGCTCCACGTTGAGTGGGAACGTGCGGTACCAGTGGGACTCGTTGGCCACGGCGATATATGCGGTGAAGTTGTCGTTGATTACGTCACTGTCACCTGACCTCATACTCTCGATGAAGGTCTCGGGGACGATGCGTCCGAGTTCGCCTTCTGACCCACCGTTGGCTGCGCGAGCAAGGGCCGAGACTTTCGCTTCGTCGACCGATACGTCTGCGTGGACGACGGTGAGGCTGTACCCCTCAGACTTTATGCTGTCCATCACCTTGAGTGTCTTGGCTTGGTCCTTCCCTGTCACGTCGAGGATGATGTTGGTGCCTTGGGCCATGGCAGAGGCTTCCCACACCTTCCTCATCGAGGACGATTCCTCGTGCACCATGGAAGAGAGTTCGGAACCTGTGACCCCCTCGATTTCTGGTGGGGT